GCGGACGCGATGGCGGTCGAGGTGGCTCAGGCGTTTGCCGAAGCCTTCGACAACAGCGGCTTCATCGGGACCGGCAACGGTGGCAACTACCACGGCACCACGGGTGTCGCGGTCGCCATCAACGACGGCACCCACTCGGCCAGCATCTATCAGGCGACTTCCAGCCGCGACCAGTTTGAGGAGCTGCTCCTGGCGGACTTCTCCAACACGGTGGCCAAGCTGCCGCTGTACGCCCGGCGGAATGCCAAGTGGTACATCTCGCCGGCCGGCTACGGCTCCTCGATGCTTCGCCTCATGGTGAGCACCGCGGGCAACAACGCGGCCGACGTGGCCGGCGGGGCTGGCCTCCAGTTCCTCGGCTTCCCGGTCGTGCTGTGCCACCCGCTTGAGTCGGGCCTGACGGGCACCACGGGCAAGATCGCCTGCCTGTTCGGTGACCTGTCGCAGGCCGCTACCTACGGCGTGCGTCGTGACATCAGCGTGAAGACGGATGCCAGCCGGTTCATCGAGTACGACCAGCTGCTCACCTTCGCCACGGCTCGCGTCGCGATGGTCGCTCACGACCTGGGCGACACAAGCAAGGCCGGCCCGCTCGTCGGACTCAAGTTCGCCTGACCAAACCCTTTGACCCTCTAGGAGACAGTGAACGTGAATCATCTCGAAGCCACCAAGACGGTTGTGGGTGACTCGGCGGCGGGCACGGCCGGCACGGCGACCATCACGATCGACACGCTCGGTTTCGCCTACGCCTCGGTTGACGTGGTCGTGGCGAAGTCGTCCACGGCGTCGCACACCGCGGCGTCGGTCCTGAACTCGCTGGCCCTCTACCAGGGCGACACGACGGCGGCTACGGCTTCCGTCTACACCGTGTCGGCTCCGGCCGCCAGCGTTGCGGTGACGAGCCAGGCGTCGGTCGTTCGTCTGGACCTCGACCTCCGCGGCAAGCAGCGGTACGTCAAGGTTGACGCCTCTGCGGTCGGCTCGCTCGCGACCAACATCGTGGCGCGGCTCGGCAAGGCCGAGGTTGGCCCCGATTCGGCCTCCGAGATGGGCGTGCTCGCGAAGTACAGCGGCTGATACTTGACAGCCTCACGATATTGAATGGCGGGTGCGGCATAACGTCGCGCCCGCCATTCTCGTTTTGAGGCAAAACATGATCGTCAAGGTCGGCAGTACGGACGTAGACGTGCGGATCGAGTGCGTGATGTCTGGCCCGCGGTTCGGCCCGATTGCCAACATGTTCGGCTGGGCTCAAGCCCTCATGCCGCTCGGCATTCGCCCCACGCTGGGGCAGGGAGCGTTGTGGGGTCCGGTCCTGCAGCGGTGCCTTGAGCAGTTCGTTGACAGCACCGAATACATCCTCTGCACAGACATGGATTCGTTCTGGGGTCGGAAGGACGTTGAGGCGATCGTGTCGCTGGCAATGGCATTCCAGTGCGACGCTATCGCGCCGATTCAGGTGAAACGCGAGGACGGTCGTCCTATGTTCACGCTGCCCGGCACGCTCGACAATCCGCCTCCAGGCGGCAAGACCGAACTAGATATGTCGTGGTTCGCGGAGCCGGTGCAGGAGGTGGACAGCGCCCACTTCGGCTGCACGCTGATTTCCACCAAGGCATTGAAGCGAACGCCGAAGCCGTGGTTCCAAGACCATCCCAACGCCGAGGGGAAGTTCGGTGACGGTCGCGTCGATGCTGACATCTGGTTCTGGAGGCAGTTCCGCCGCGGCGGCAACCGCGTCTATGTCACGCCGCGCGTGACGATCGGCCATGGCGAGTGGGTCAGCGTCTGGCCCGGCAAGGATCTCAGGAGCCCTGTTTTCCAATACGTGGGCGACTACACCGAGAACGGAAAGCCACCAACTGCATGGAATGTAGGTGAATCGTGAAAATAAGACTGTTGAAGAACTACTCGACGTACAGCGTCGGCACGCTGGTTGATTGCGAAGACGCGACCGCCGTCCGTCTGATTCGTGACGGCATCGCGGAGCGTGACCAACAACTGGACCTGATCGAGACGGCAGCGGTCGAACCCGTCGCGGAACGGGCCGACGTGACACCACGAAGGACTACGCGACGTGCGGTATCGAAGCATCAAGACCCTGACGCATCCGAAGGTTGAGCCCGTCAGCCTAGCCGATGCAAAGGCACACTGCCGCGTCGATACCGACGCCGACAACGCCTACATCGCATCGCTCATCACTGCGGCCCGCGAGTGGTGTGCGGCCTACTGTGATGAGACGTTCGTACACACGCGGTACATGATGACCCTCGACTCGTTCCCGACGAACGAAGTCGAACTGCCCCGGCCGCCGATGGCAACGCATACGGCCTACACGGCGGTGACGGTGACGTACACGCTCGAGAACCAGACCACGGCAACGCTGGCGGCGAATCAGTACCGGGTTGATCGCGACAGCGTGCCCGGCGTCATCCGCACGCTCTACAACGGCTCATGGCCCTCGCACCTGATGGATTACAACGCCGTCACGGTGACGTGGTGGGGCGGCAAGGGCGAGGACGGCACGGACGTTGAGCAGCGGATTCGCAACGCTATCCTCTGGCTCGTTGGCTACTGGTATGAGCGACGAATGGCGGCCGATGGGATTTCGATGACGGAAATTCCGTTCGGCGTGAAATCGCTTCTAGACTCTGCGAAGTGGGGGTCATACCTGTGAGCGTACTCGGCAAGTTCGCCATCGACGTGCAGTTTGCCGACTCGACCACGGCGACCGGCGTGCGGGCAGTGAAGACGATCACGCTGCAGCACGCGACCGAATACGACTTCGGAAAAATCGCCATCGCGACAGGCACGTGCGGCACAGCTGCGGTCAGCGTGGCGGTCGCTCCGACGACGTACAAGGATTCTGCCGGGTCTGCCGTGTCGTTTTCCAGCGTGAGCCGGGCGGCGTTTTCCGCAGACGCTGCGGGCCGCGTGAAGTGCGACGGCACCGGCGATTGGACGCTCTATTCTCGTGCCGGCCAGGTTGCCGTTTCGGAAGCGTTCGAGACGGCGTCGTTCTCGATCTCCACCACGGCGGGCACGTCGGCCTGGACCTTGGTGATGTATGGCGATTGATCCCGGCAAACTCCGCGAGCGAATCATCGTTCAGCAGGCGACCGAGACTCGGAACGCTCTGGGCGAGACTACGCAGACGTGGGGCACGTTCGCTGAACGCTGGGCCAGCGTTGACGGCATATCGGCCCGCGAGTTCCTGACGAGCGGACAGCAGCAAACGGAAATCACGCACCGGGTGCGGATGCGGTATCTCGACGGGCTCAACTCAACCATGCGGGTTTCGTGGCGGGGCCGCATCCTCGAGATCGCGTCCTGCCTGGAGCACGCCAACCGCAGCGAACACGAACTGCTCTGCACGGAGAGGGTGGACTGATGGCAACCATCGGCGTGACGCTCTCCGTTGACCAGCAGGGCATTCGCGACACGATCGAGGCTCTTGGCCGGCTATTCCCTGAACGCAGCAAGGCAGCCATTCTGGCCGCCATCATGCGGAAGGCACTCAAGCCGGGGCTTGAAAAACTTGAAGAGGTGACGCCTGTCGGCCCTACTGGAAACCTCCGGCTGGCGGCATCGACCAAGGTCGTCACTTACGCAAAGGACGGCGTCGCCGTGGGCCTGATCGGCTACCAGCGGTCCGGCAGGCAGGGCTCAGAAAGTGCTGCCGGCGGCACGGTCAGGCGTGGCAAGGACCGGGCGTTTCATCAGTGGTGGCTCGAAAAGGGCACGCAGCCGCGAATCGTGGCGAAGTTGTCGAACACGCCCTACGGCCGCCGTGGGCATCTACGGCGGGTTCCCGGCAAGCCTGCCGTGGAAGTTCGCCCGCACATGGTCAGCGGGCAGAACGCCTACATCGCGTCGTCGTTCAATCGGCTGGGGCCATTCAAGCTGCAGCAGACGGCTCGCGTTCCAAGCGGCGGCGCCGGGCAGCGAGTGCAGACCGACCCAGCGTACCCGCGGGCGTTTTTTCGGAAGTCAAAAAACCCGATCGTCATTCCGCCCATGCTGCCCGGCGGCCTCGGTGGTCGCCCTCCCGTCGAGACGGCGTTCCGAGAGTCCCAGCAGGCGATTGCGGAGATCCTCCAGCGTGAACTACGCCTGACGCTGGAGCAGGCAATCAGCACCATCAGCCGCTCGTCACAGGGGACCATCACGCCATGACGAAAATCCCTGAGCAGCTGGTGATGGACCAGTTGGAAAACGACCCTGACGTAGCGGCCCTGCTGGGCGGCCGGATCTACCCGGTGATAGCTCCCGCCTCCGCTGCCCTGCCATTTGCGACTTGGCGACGGTCAAACGTGACCCGCGAAATGACGCTGGGAGGCCCGCTAGGAATGCCCTCGGTTTCGCTGGCGGTGGATATCTATGCCGAGTCCTATGCGGCAGTAAGACAGATAGCAGACCGCTTGCGAGCGGTTCTGAATGGTTTCGCAGGTGGTGTGGGAAATTACATGCACGTGTCGATCGTGAGCCTGCAGAGCGAATCCGATGGGTTTGTGCAGCTGGCTGGCGGCGACCTACCGCCCGTGTACAGCGTCACGCAAACGTACAGCATCCTCTGGCAGTCTGAATAACAGGAGATCACCGTGCCTGATTTCGCCACGCCCCACGATACTGCGGTTGCCAGCTCGGGAACGAAGCTGTTCCTCGGCGCGAACCAG